TTAACAGAAAACAACTGGAATTACTTACAAAGATTCTTTACCAACGGTGCTAGATTTTGGCTTGCACATAACGCAGTTTTTGATCTTGGCTGGCTCCAGGAACATGATATAGATGTCCGTGGAAAGGTCAGATGTAGTATGTTAGCAAGCCGTCTACTTACTAATGGCATACCAAAAACTCAACATGGTTTAGCTCATGTTGCAAAAAGATATTTAGATTTAGATGTATCTAAGGAACAACAGTCATCACATTGGGGTGCTGATGTTTTGAGTCAGGCTCAACTTGAATATGCTGCTAAAGATATAGAAGTATTACTTGAGCTAGATCAAATACTTGATCGTAAACTACAAAGCGATCAACTAATGGAAGCATACACATTAGAATGTCTAGCTCTACCAGCTATGGCTCAAATGTGGAGAACTGGCCTTCCCTGGAATCGTTCAGCACTTGAGCAAAGACGTATTGATTATGAAGATGATTTAAAAGAAATGTCTAAAGAGTTTCTTCGTGAACTTGATAATGCTTTACCAGAAAGAGATAAATTACCACGAGAGCGTGATGGATCATTTAATCTTCGTGCGAAAGACGAAGGTTCCCTAAGATTAGGCACTAAAAAATATGCAGGATTTAATATTAATAGTCCTAAACAATTATTAGAAAAATTTACTCTGATACTTGGCACTCCACCTGTTGATGCTACTGGTAAACCTAGTGCTTCAAGACAAACACTAAAATCTTTTGCTGCTGATTCTGAGATCATTCAAACTTACCTGGTTTGGAAAAAGACAGAAAAACGTAGACAAATGATTACAAGTATATTAGAAAAGCTAGATGATAAAGGTTACGTTAAAGCCTCCTATATGCAGTTAGGTGCTGATACAGGAAGAATGTCTAGTATCAAACCAAATAATCAACAGATACCTAGAGATTCTGAATTTAGACAATGTGTAGAGGCTCCAGAAGGTTGGAAGATAGTTGATGCTGACTTTTCACAAATGGAGTTACGTCTTGCTGCTGCTTTAGCTAATGATGAGAATATGATCCAGGCTTTTATTAGAGGAGAAGATTTACACGACTACACGGCTGAACAAATGGGCTGTGATAGACAGATAGCTAAATCAGCTAACTTTGGTTTGCTTTACGGAGCAGGAGCAGAAGGCTTGCGTAACTACGCTGGTAGTAGCGGTGTTTTGATGACGCTCGAAGAAGCAACAAAAGTTCGTGATAACTGGTTGCGTACCTACAAAGGCGTTCACGCTTGGCAGAATAAGAATTATCAGATTGCAAAGAACTCTAATGGTAATGAATGGGCCGAAACTCGTATTCCTTTATCGAATATGCGTAGGTATCTTAAGGGTGATCTTAACAGAGTAACAGTCAGATGTAATACTCCGATCCAGGGTGCTGGTGCTGCCATACTTAAGTGTGCATTAGGAAACTTATGGACAGAAGTTAAAGAATGTGGCGAAGATAAAGTAAGGATTGCAGCAGCAGTACATGATGAATTAATACTTTTAGTTAAGGAGCAATTTGCTGACGCATGGGCTAGGAAACTAAAGGATATTATGGAAAATGCAGAATCAAAATGGTTAGGCAGAGTTCCTGCCGTTGCTGAAGTATCTGTCGGAAACACTTGGGAGGAAACTCATTGACCAAAGAACAAAAAATAGAAGCTGCTCAAAAGCGTATAGCAGAATTAAGAAAACTTATTTCAGAATGGACAAAACGTAATGGTTAAAATCTTAAATACTACAAAAGGCTGGTGTTATCAAAGTAATACTGAGGTAGCATACTATAAGACACTCCATGAAGTGATGGCTGTTGCCTATGCAAAAGAATTTAAGAGTCCAGGTAATTCAAGACCTATATGCTGAAGTTAGAAGGTCCAGAACAGGAGACTTATCCAGGGCTATAGACTTTCTAAAAAAAGCTAGAGAAGTACATCAAGGTAAATCGAGCCAAAGAAAACAAGCTAGAAAAAATTATGTAAAATCTAAGCTTGATAAAGCCGATTTGCCTTTTTGGTGGTAAAGTAGTACAAGAGAGACTTATTTAATGGCACTGAAACACGGAAACAAAAATTATTATCAAGTTTTAATAGATCCACATAGATCAAAACTTATAGAAAAGGCAGCAGAAAAGAAAGGAATGAAAGGTACAGCCTGGGTTAGAAAGGCTGCATACAGTCAATTAGAACGTGAATTTTCTAGTGCAGAATACAAAATAGCTGAAGCAAAAGATGAATTGTTGTGGAGAGAATCGGTACAAAGAAGAATAGACGGAAGAAAGGCTAACTCTGAAAGTTAAAGTTTCGTAACAGATGACATAGTGGTGGCACTTTGTTGCTATACTTCTAAAGAAGTTCAAATTTATCATGACCACTAAAGAAGAACCAAAAAAACTTTACAAGATTGCTACTGAAACAATTTTGTACGAAACATTTGAAATAGAAGCTCATTCTTACGATGATGCTCTTGATAGAATGATGCCTACTATTTATGACGGAACTGACGATTATCCAGAAGAAGTCAAAAGAGTTTCCTGGTATTACGATCATAAAGATTACAAACCAGAAGATAGAGACACTAAAGGTCTAATCGGTATAAAGATTCCCGAAGAAGAGGCAGATAAAATGTCTTACCATGATTTTGTTGAAACCGATGGTTGTCATTTAGGAGATTATAGAGAACCTACTGACGAAGAATGGAAAGAAGATCGTGCCCAAGCCCTTGCAGATAATAGAGCATACGCTTGTTAATGTCTGAGGCAAGATCCACCTGTAATATCTCCCAGGTGGTTACGCTGCTTTTTTGTAATCTTGGGAGCCATGACCCTCATACTCCATTTGCACAATTTTACAAATGATATTACAAGTTCCCATCGAGGATTTAGTAGGGGTCAAAGGGTTCTAATGGGTTCCCGAATCATAGACTACTAAATAAGCTAACCTGATCTGTAAGTCCTCAGTCTACTATACTACATTAAAAAAGATGACCACTAAAAAAGAAAAACTTATCCGAACCACAGTTCAACTGAGTCCTCATCAACACAGGGCATTAGAGAATCTTAAGAGTCCTGGTAAGTCTATTTCGGCTATAGTTAGAAATGCTCTTGATGAATATTTAGAGCCTTACTACGAGCAAAGTTATGAAAATCAAAAACTGGATCGCCTGATCGAAGAGGCTCAAGATAAGATAGAAAAGCTAAATGAAAGAGCTATGTCAATAGAAGACATTTTTGACGATTTAAAAAACAAGGTTTAACAATGACAGAAGAACAAAGAAGAGCTACCAAAGACTATTTTCAGGCACTAGCTAATTTGTCTGACAGATACTTGTTTGAGAATATGTCAAACAAAGATTATGTAGAACAGAGAAATGCTATTGAAACTAACTACTTAAAAACACTTTATAACAAAGATAAATGAAAAGAATCACTTGGGTCGAATGTCCGAACTGTAAGCAGTGCGGAGATCAGAAAGTAGTCCGATCCGACAGAAACTCAAAATATATAATCATTCGTAGAAGAGAATGTTATGAATGTGGGCATAGATGGGAAACGATCCAATATCCTGAGATGACAGTTTCCAGACAACAGGCAGCCTACGCTCGTTGCGAGTGATTTTTTTGGTGCTGTCTTATTTGTCTTATAAGTTTTGCTTTTTCTATAAACAAACGAAACCTATATAACAATCTATTTTTTATTGGAGGTGTTTGAAGCACAGCTAATTTTGCTTCAAGCTCTAGCATACGCATCATTGCGTTAGATAACACAATTTCGGTTCTTGCATGATTTTTCATCATATCTATGCAAAAAGCCTTCAATTTATCTATATCATTACAACCCATAACTTCTCTGCATCTCATTTCAACAGTTAATTGTGTTTCCATTGGAATAGGAGTAGAGATAAATTTTATGAAGCTGTCATTTTTCATGTTATTGAAGATTTGTAGTAGAACCTGGGAACATTCTGGATTCAATAAAGGCAACTGCTTGATCGTCTATTGAGTTATCTGTTTGCTTGGCTATTGCCTTCAACAGATCCACTATTAATCTCTTCATTGCTTTTGATTTTATAAATACAAGAAGAATCGGTTTTAAAACTTTTACCATTTGTATGTAGTGTCTACTTCTACTTTACCGCTATTTGCCAAACTTGGCCTCAATCCTTATATTTATAGTATATCACTAAGATTATGGCAACTCAAGACCCAAAAACCGACCCAGAAATAGAAGAGAAAGAGGATAAAGAAGGTCCCTCTCTTCTTTCAAATATTACGCAAATGATTATACTTTTTTGGAGTTTGGGGGTCATTTCTTACGCATATTTCGGAAATTCAATTAGGCAAATTGATACCACATTTGCTGCTGGATTATTGTCGGCAGTGATGTCTAATATGGGATTACAGGTGAAAAACAACGCAAATGGCAAAAAGAGGCCATTTAATGTAGTATCTAATAAAGACAATAATGTTGGTATCAGTAAAAAATGAAGAAGTTACTCCCTTTACTACTGTTATTATCAGCACCAGCTTATGCTGATATAACTTCAAAATTTACAACAAGTATAAGTGTGAAAGTAGACGCTGCCATGTCACAGGCCACAAGAATTGGTGCGTCTTATAGTGCCTCTGGCAGTAATATCGGAACAAATAATACAGACGATGTAATTGGAGGTTTAACTGTAAGCGGTGGTGAAGTTACTCTTAATGCTGGAGATTATTCTATTAATGGTTGCGGAGATACACCATCTAACTGTGCAAGTACATGGTCATTATCTGAATCATATACAGCAGCAGATACAATTCCATCAAATAATGGGACAGAAAATACAACAATTACTGCTGGAACAGTTCCGAACTTTGGAAGTGTAATCTCA